CTGTGATAAATACTATCAGATAGAAGAACGAAACGAAGAAGTTTTAGGTAAATATGTTCTTGGTATTTCTAAATACTCTGACGATATGCAAGATGGTTCAGAAAGTATAGCGGAAGCGTTTGTTAGAAGGAAAAATGGAGAAGATATACCAGAAGAAGCAGCGATCCTTCTTGCAGAATATATAGATATATGGAGGAAATAATATGGTTATGATTCCGCAATGCACAGAATGAAAACATTACATTGGCAACAGGAAATGCAGTGCGTTTTCTGATAAAATACCAAACGACATATTTTGGGGTAAAATATCTCACGACAGTCCAATAAGCGGAGATAATGGGATATTATTCGAAAAAGAGAAATAATTAAATGGTAAAGGTAATCGATAACTCGAAAGCATACAAGGCCATGCTTCAAGATGCCATAAAGCGAGCCAAGGCAGAACTGAAAGGCACCCTCGTGCGGAATACACAGGACGAGATCGACAAGTATCATGCTGTTGCTACAGGCACGATGAAGGCAGGTGTAAAAGCAAAGATAGAAGGTGACCTGGTCATCGTGGGTGGAGGTGCGAAATACTCCGGCTATGTCGAGTTCGGAACAGGTAAGTATTCCTCTATAGGTGGAACTCCGAAGGAGAGATGGTTTTACGAATCTCCGAAAGGCTCCGGCAAGTGGCATGTAGGATATCCCCAGAAGCCACGACCTTATCTCCACGATGCTTTAGCAAACCACAAGGACGAATATGCCGAGGTCGTAGAAAAGCACCTAAAAGGCCAATAATTCGAAGAGAATCGCTATAATAGCGGTTCTCTTTTTTATTTTGGCATATCCTGTACCTGTTGCTCTGTTATTTTACCATTAGAAAAATACTAATGGAGCGAGGAACAGCTCCTCCGAAGAAATGGAGAGGTATTTCTAAATGGCATTGACTCGAAAATTCTTAAAAGCCATGGGCATCGAAGACGACAAAATTGACCAGATCGTAGAGGCTCATGCAGAAACAATTGACGGTTTGAAAACGGATCTGTCGAAGGCCAAGGCAGATGCAGAAAAACTGTCAACAGTCCAGAAGGAGTTGGACGACCTCAAAGCTTTAGGCACAGGTGATTACAAGGAAAAGTATGAGGCTCTGCAGAAAGACTTTGATGATTATAAGTCTGCACAGGTTGAGAAAGAGACCAAAAAGGCAAAAGAAGCTGTCTATGAAGGGCTCTTAAAAGAGGCAGGAGTAAACGAGAAACGCATCGCTGCTATCCTTAAAATCACGAGCTTCGATGGAATGGAGCTCAAAGATGGGAAGCTGTCCGAAGATGATAAGAAGGCCATCCTCTCAAATATTAAAGAGGAGTATTCGGATTTTATCGTCAAACAGCAACAGCAAGGAGCGAAATCTCCTAATCCTCCGAAGAACGACCAACAGCAGACTTTTACCATGGCAGACATCAAACAAATGAGTCCTGCCCAGATTAATGAAAACTGGGATGCTGTAAAGGCATCACTTAAAAATGGAGGCTAATTATTATGGCTGTTACTACTTTTATCCCGGAGTTGTGGGCTGCTCGTTTGCTCTCCGCTCTTGAGAATGCCCATGTTGCTACTTCCTTCGTCAATCGTGATTACGAAGGCGAAATCAAGAGACAGGGCGACACCGTCCACATCAACTCTCTGAACGCTATTTCTATCGGCAACTATGTTGCCGGCACTCCCATCTCTGTCGGTCAGCTCACCACCACCGACAACACTCTGGTTATCAGCCAGAGCAAATACTTTGCTTTCTCTGTCGAAGACATCGACAAAGTGCAGTCTGCAGGTGACCTTGTTGACGAGGCAATGGCAAATGCCGGTTATGCTCTGAATGATGTTGCAGACTCTTACCTGTTCGCAACTATGGCTGCAGGTGCTGCCTCTGGCAACATTCTTCCATCTGTCAAGCTGACTGCTTCCAACATCTATGAGCGTATCGTGGCTCTTCGCCTTAAGCTCGACAAGGCAAACTGCCCCAAGCAGGGTCGTAGCCTTGCCATTCCCCCGGAAGCGTATGCGCTGCTTCTGCAGGACGAGCGTTTCACTAAGGTAGCTGCGCAGGCCGAGCAGGTTGTTCGCTCTGGCGAGGTCGGTACTGTTGCCGGCTTTACTGTGTTCGAAACCAATAACCTTCCTGTATCTGGATCTGACATCCAGATCGTCGCTTCCGCTCCTCTTGCTACGACTTATGCCGAGCAGATTGTCGAGACTGAAGCTCTCCGTCAGCAGGATCAGTTCGGTGATCTGGTGCGTGGCTTGCATGTTTACGGTGCCAAGGTGCTCCGTCCTTCCTGCATCGCTGTTCTGAACAGCAACTATTAATGAAGCTCCGCAAAGGCGACATTGTGGTCGAACCTGTTAAGGACATAGTCATCTCCGCTTACATGGAGAATGGCTATGTTCCGGTGCAGGAAGAAGAAAAGAAGACCACAAAGAAAAAGGCTAAGGCTGAATAAATAAAGGAGGCTGATTATGCTTTATGAGATCCTAAAATACTGTCGTAATTTCTTCGCAGGCGAGATCTACGAGGATGACTACAGTATTGTCTCTGGGACGATCAGCCTCCCGTTTATTAAGAGTGGACAGTACTTTCTAGTGGAGTACAGCTCGTTCAATGACGGAGTTCACAAAGCCGGAGATGAATTGCAAGACGAGGATTTTCACGGCTTTATCACTCCGCTTAACATTCCGAAGGATTTCTTGCAGTTGGTTTCTGATATCGAGACATGGCAGAAAACAAACGCAGAGGCAGTTTCTTCTCCGTATAAGTCAGAGTCCTTCGGAGGTTACAGCTATACGAAATCGGACAAGGCTGTAAGTTGGCAGACACAGTTTGCCGACAGGCTGAAGGTATGGAGGAAGATATAATGAGTCTCCTCGATAACTTCACAGAGCCTTTTACTCTACTGAATATGGTGCGCACATCGGACGGACAGGGAGGTTTCACGACCTCTTGGGAAGATGGTGCGGAGATTAACATAGCTGTCCGATACGACTCGTCAATGGAAGCGAGAAGAGCGGAAAAGGAAGGAATGACATCTGTCTATACTTTCCTTGTAAGCCGGAGCATAGAGCTTAATTATCACGATGTGCTTCGTAGAAAGAGCGATCAGCAAATCTTCCGAATCACTTCGAGGACAGGCGACTCTGTTACTCCGTCTTCGTCTTCTCTTTCGCTGACAGCAGTTACTGCTGAAAGATGGGAGTTACCTGCATGACAAAGGCCGAGGCTTTATACAGTTTCTTTTCTTCGTTTGGAATTTCCGCATATGCATCTGCTTCTGTCCCGGATGATGTGGAGCTTCCATATTTAACATATGAGCAAACGCTAGGCAATTGGCTCGATGAGAATAATCTCCCTGTGCATCTCTGGTACTACACGACTTCGGAAGCTGTTCCGAATACAAATGGATCTGTTGCATCTTCTTTTAAAATTCGCACACAGTACTGCGGTGTGAGCCTTAAGAAGTACTCTGCTAATGGTTGGTTTGTATTCGGAGATGTGGCCATATGAGGACTGCGTTTAAGTCAATAGCCTATGTCGTCCCTTTCCAAGAGCGCAAGGACAGGATTACGAGCCCAGAGATTTCTGTCGCCTTTAATGATTTGATAAGCGGACACGCTCTCGCTACTAAATCGAGTATTACGACAAAAGAATGGACTCGGCCTTCTGTTTACTTGCCGATAGTCGGCACAGGATCTCCGTCAAAGGGTGTGGCAGTAGTCCATATGGAAGCTATCATGGCAGTTTTTCCGAAAGAGTATGATGCGGTCTGCGATAAAATAAAAAAAGCAAGAGACGAGCTGCGGTAGCTCGTCTCTCACTTTACAACAAGAAGGAAATGATGAATGTTCATTACTCATCCACAAGAAGACAACATCATTCTAACATAGCAAAAAGCATTTGTTAAGTGATATAGAATTCTTCTTGACTTGGAACATTGGACACTCGTTAAAATGAATGTCAAATGTTCCAGTTTATTTCTACATCATCACCAGTAAGCGTGACTGATTGGATGAGTTTATGCACTATGTTATAAAGCTCCTCGTCTGTTCTGGCTTCGTCAACGATCCTGCCGAAATCTTCCAGAAGCTTTTCGGTTTCCTGCCGGCTTTGCTTCTTCGCAGGATGTGCAATGCCAGACAGGTCTTTCTTCGCCTTTTCTATTTCTTCATCAATATCTTCAAGTTTTGTTTTTATCTTGCTAGCAGGTATTTTACCAAAAGCATAGAGGTCTAGCAATCGGCTCTGTGCTTTTTCCAAATCTTTTATGTGAGATTTTAACGCTTTCTCTTTCTCATTACTTACTACCTGCTCGTTAAAATCATCAGATACGAAATTGAGCGAATCTTTTAGCTTTCTCAGCTCATCAATAATAATCTCATCTAATTCTTCTGCTCTCCACGACCGATTTGAGCATGGATCAGCAGGAAGTTTGTGTCGTTTTTTGACCCTGCCATAACAGTAATACCTATAAATCCGTTTCCCGGAAGAATCTCTGTCTGGTTCTGCTGTGTATCTCTGCCCACATTCTCCGCACCACAATATACCACCGAGCATTGTAGTGTGTCTGTGCGCAGATTGCGGTTTCTCTTGCTTTTTATCTCTTCGAGCTATTTCTCTTTGGACATTATTCCATAGCTCATATGGTACGATTTTAGGGCAATTCTCGACTTCTGTCTCCGCACCCTTCCACCTTTGTATTCCTATATATATCGGATTAGCCAGAAGCCTTTTCACTTTGTTAGCTGTCCAAGTCTTCTGCCGGAAATTATACTCGGTGTTCATCTTCCGAGCGATCGCATTAGCTGATGCTCCGTCTGCAAACATCTCGTAGCAGCTACGGACAACCATAGCATCATATTCTACGAGCGACAGGTTCCCATCTTCGTATGAAAAGCCGATGGGGATGGTGCCAGAGCCTTTGTATTTTCCAGACTTGATCCGAGCATCTCTGCCGATTATCATGCGCTCCTTAATCGTCTCACGCTCTAACTGTGCGAATACGGACAGGATTCCTATCATAGCCATTCCGAAGGCTGTTCCTGTGTCGAAGCTCTCGACCATACTAACGAAGCTGACTCCGTTTGGAGTAAATGAATCTTCTATTATCGAAAGGGTGTCCTTTTGCGATCGAGACAGTCTGTCGATCTTATACACGACCACCTTGCTGACCTTCCGCTCCTGCGCATCCTTTATTACATTCTGGATTCCCGGACGATGTAAAGATGCACCAGAGAAGCCTCCGTCCATATAGACTGCGTTAATTGCCCACCCATGTGCTTCGGCAAACGCTCGAAGCCTTGTCTCTTGTTCCTTTAGCGAGTAACCATTGTCGGCCTGCTCCTGTGTACTGACACGACCATACAGGTCGCATATTTCCATCTTGACCTCCTCATATAATTGTAGTGTATGCCTTCTCTCCGTTTCTTACAGACTTCTTTGCCTTTGCTATAGCTTCCTCAAAATCTTCTATTTTTGGCATTATGCCATCGAGAGCGATAAGTTCTCCTTTCGCTCTGGCGAGCCTATACAGTGAATATACCATCTCTGCTACCACTACTCTGTACTCCAGAGGCAGGTGGTCGATCATAACGAACTCCTGCAATTGTGGGTGGATATTAGAACCATGTCCACCTCGGATCAGAAAGTCCAAGTCTCGAACATCATCTTCTGTTGCCGTCATCATATAGTGTGCAGTCGCCTTTCTGATACTTTCTTCAGATCCGCTTCTGTCGTAAATGCTCGGATAAGCATATTCCAAGACATCCTTTAAAACATCCTCACCGAGCCGGTCAAAGAATCGGACGAACTCCGGCACAGTTGGAGCGGACTCGCCTGCTTCGTATTTCGACCATGTCTTTGCATCGATGTACAACTCGTCTGCTATAGAGCGTTTTGATAATCCTTTCTTCTGTCGCAGGTTTTTAAGCATCTTAGCGCATCCCTGCATTAAGTCTTCTTTGCTTCTCACAATTGCCTCCTGCGGAAAATTGTCCGCATTTTATCGTTTCTGTGTGGTTGAGCTTCCATTGCCTACTATTATTTGAAACCTTAAAATTAAACGCATAATGGAGGATATAATATGAAAAATGCCATTGAATCGATTCTGCAAGATGCAGACCGCACTACACTCGTAGCTTTGGCAAAGTATGCTATCTCGCTAGCTGACGATGAATCGCTGCAAAGCATTTGCGATTTTGCCGAAGCTGTTTACTGTCCTAAAAAACGGATATTGGGATGTTTATCCTTTAAGTGTCCAAGAGGACGGAGGTAGCACATGAATCTCGAAGAGAAAAGAAAACGGATAATAGAACGACTAATAAATTTAAACGATGAAGAACTTCTATTACTTCTGCAAAAGGTCGAGAATCTGTTCTAATTTTTCCAACTGATCCTCGGACATGCTCATGACTCGATTAATCAATCCTACTCGCATCGAGTCGACTCTGCGATCATCCTTCTGGATGGTCGCTTTTTCATTTCCTTCTGGTGGGAACATCTCCTCGAAAGGTGTGTCGTTCGAGGTATCTATTTCACCCATTAGAACGAGAAGCTCTGCGTATGTTATGCCCATGCCCTTTGCGAGCTTCCTTAAAATTTGCGCTGTTGGGTTTGATTTGTTCCCGGTATTAGGATTTGACTCATTTTCCAATATAGCTATGTAGCTGTGACTTACACCACACTGCTTTGCCATTTCTCGTATGGAAAGGTCGTGACTTATTCTGTACTCTTTAACGATTTTTGATATTTCCAACTGCTCACCTCCCTGTACATAGTATTATATATTTTCTGTCACTAATGTAAAGAAAAAAGTACAATTTTCTGTTGACAATAACTATGTACAGCTGTATTATAAGTGTACATAAATAAATACAATTTACAAGGAGACGACAAGATGGAAATAGACTGGAAAGTAAGTGGTGGATTCAAACAGGGATATACGGCAACCAAGTCCGGCATTCCTGCCATCATCACATCAGTACAGCAG